GCAGCCCAATCAGAAGCAATCACCCGTGTCCCACACGCTTGCGCTTCAATGACCGGCACCCCAAAACCTTCACCGTAGGTTGCCATCCACACCACATCAGAAGCCGTATAGATCGCAGCAAGCTCCTCATCCGTGTAACCCACCCTCAGCTCATCCCTGTTAGCGAAAGTCACAGCGCTCTCAGGCACACCACACGACTGCATCAAATGCCCCAAGTGAAAACCTCCCACCACAGGGAGCATGTCAGCGTGAATGTAAAGGTGTGAGTCAGGGTTAGCTTTGTGGAAAATACCAAACGCCAGAAACATCTCCGCGTACCCTTTGCGGTGCACCATCCCGTTAGCTTTATTCGCCATCACAGCAGTCACCAGGAAAGTATCATCATCCAAACCCATGAACTCCCGAGTGGGTTGCCCTCGAAACTTAGGCGTAGGTTTGAAAGTATTAGTGTCCACCATGTGAGGCACATACGGGGCATCAATCCCTGCAGCCTTCAACTGGCGCACCCCATGAGGTGCCATAGCCACAGGTGTCACATTGTCACGCTTCAAAAACTGTTTCACCATAGGAGGCATCGTGATGTGATCCAAAGGAGTCCAAGACACAATCGGGGTTTCAGTCTGCAAATCCTTATACACCCAAACATCGTAAAGAGTGAGCAGGAAATGGGGGAGGTCTAAGTGCTTCTCCCTGTGCGCTTCATGCCACAAGTTGATGACATCATCACTGTAAGGTTTCACCCCTTTAGGGTAAACAGGCACATCACCATGCTTAGTGCGATGCTTCCCAATATGCCCCTCAGTCCCATAGTTAGACAGCACAGCCACATGCAAACCTGCCTGCTTCATTTTCTCCACAAGCAAACCAGCCTGCACACCGTAACCGGTAGCAAGGCCAGGAGAGTTACTGACTAACGAGACAACACCCTTGAGTTTTTCCATACCGCACACAATAGCAAAAACCCCCACCACTCACAGAGAGCAGCAGGGGTTTTGCTAGTAGCTAGATGCTTATGCAAGCTCCAGGTACTTGATGTGTGATGCACCGTTGGCAACACCAGCGCCGAGGCGGTAGGTGAAGCGGTAACCGGTGATGTCATTTGCGAAGTACGCATCCGTGCTCACAGCGACCTCAAGGCCGGTGGTGGATACCTTCACAGAAGGCCAGTGTCCAAAGAACACTGCTTTGTTTCCGGTAGCGATACCGTCTACTGCAGGGTTCTCGATGACAGGCATGCCCAGGATGGTCGAAGGGCCACCGGCAACCACATCAAGGATGTAGCGACCATCGTTGTCCTTCAGCTTACGGATCGCACCCAGAGTTGCGGTGTTCACCATGTAGCCAGCACCAGGGAGCATACGCACTGCACCATCGGTGGAGAACTGAAGGTCAATCAGCTCATCCGCGGTGATAGCGTTCGTGGTTCCAGCGGTCACACCAGACCCAGCAACAGCGGTAACTGCAGCGTGGATGACAGTGTTAGCGCGAGTACCGATAGCGTTACCAGCCTGCTCAGCAATGTTGGCCTCAATGTCGAAGCCTGCATCCGTGATGAGCTCGTTAGCAAGCTTCGTGATGAAGCCCTGCTTGTTCATCTGCAGGAGGATGCTCGAGTAGGTGGGCTCGCTCTCGTCAATGGCGGAGCCAGCAGCCTTCTCAGTAGCAGCAGCGTAAGCGGTCAGAACGGGGATACGCAGGTCCTCACCAGAGTCACGCTGGAACGTTTCTGACGTCTCGAGATAAGGCCCCACCAAACGGGCGAGGTTATATACTCTGTCCAAAAATGCTACAGGAACAGTGTTAGCAGAAGGAACCAAAGTGGCCCGCTTCTCCATCGAGAAGGTGTGCTCACGGACTTCACCGCGTGCCATCGCACGGAAGATTTCAGCATCTCCGCGTGCCTCTTCTACAGGTGCGAAACCGCGTGCAGCCTCAGCAGCCTCAGCGGAGCGCTCAGCGTTGCGCTTGGCAACTTCGAGTGCTTCGTCAGAGCGGCGGATGTCAGCCTCAATGCGGTCAATTTTTTCCAACTCAGCTTGGTCGAGCCCACGCTTTGCTTCCTCGGCTCCATCGATCACTTCACGGATCTGCATGGTGAGGTTAGCGCGGATCTCTTCCTGAGTCTTGATGAACTCAGACATAGAATGTCCTCTCACTAATAAATGAATGGTTTACGCCATGGCGGTAACGCTCAACAGCTATCAGCAGCGGTAACGCACAAATCTGATAATCCCATTGTATAAGGGCAGTGTGCCCCAACTTTGTGGAGCTGTGGGGAATCGAACCCCAGTCCAACAAGTTACCGCGTGCGGTTGTCACCTGCTGTCGAAACCATCCAGCCCCTCAACAAGATTACAAGAGAAAACCCCCACCAGCCGAAAGGGGAGCTGGTGAGGGTGAAACCCGCTAACGCTGTTCTACAGCCTCAAATACGCGAGTCTCTTTTTCTCTCTGCTGTTCAGTGCCCCTAACGGGCTTCGCCTTCTTTGGCGTATCAGCAGAATCCAACTCCACGATAGCCTCAGCGAACTGTGAAGCCATCGCCTTGATAGGTCCAGACACAGGATGCCCAGCAACCTTCAAAATAGTTTGCTCAATCTGTTCTTTAGTAGCCATTAGTTACCCATCAGCAATTCTAGTTTCTTCTTCTTCAAAGCGAGCATCTCAAGACCGTTATCATCCTGAGCAGGCTCAGCCTCAACCGGTGCAACCTTATCCAACACTGTCGTAATCAGGTTGCGATCGTCAGCGGTAATGTCCTCACCGTTCTCAATCTTGAGAAGGGCATCAGCGAGCGCATCAGGATCTACCTCAGCACGCAAAGCAATCTTATCCAAACCGCGTACCGCTGTAGAGCCTGCAGTCGCTGTGTAAGCGGGGAAAGCCACAATACTAACCTCATGCAGGTTTATCTTAGTCAAGGTACGCACAGAGCCATCTGAGGACCACTCATCACCGCCACGGGCAACAGTGAACCCAAAGCTCATAGCATCCACATCACCGCGTGAGATGAGCTCGCGTGCATCGCGCCCTACAGTGGTGTTAGGGAGCATCGCCTCAACATACAGGCCACGATCATCCTCAGTAAGCTTCAAAGTGCCAGCCCGAGTAGAGCCAAGCACAGAAGCCGTGTCATGGTTCCACAGCAGTTTGATGTCATTACGGTTGCGGAGCGAACCACGGAAAGCACCAGAAGCAATACGCTCAGTGAAAGGTAGAGGCTGGGAGTCGCTCTCAAAGATTGCAGCGTACCCGCTGAAGGTCATGCCCTCGTCGGTTTCACGCACCTCAAACTCTGCAGGATTGACTCTAGTTTCTAATTTACTCAAGGCTTCTCCAGTCACACGGTTCTCATTCTCTGCTTCTATTCTACCAATCACACCATCCGCGTAATCCATTGCGCGCTGTGCAGAGCGCCGAGTGGCACCACCACCCCAAAGAGCGATAGCGACAACACCAGGGCTCGGGAAGTCATCACTGTCAGAATCAGCTGCGGGTGCATCAAAGTCCACCATGTGCCTTGCAAGGAAAGCGCGAATCCTCACCCACTTATCAGCGCTAACACTGCCACGCGCCATCGCACGCGCCTCACGCACAGTCTGAGGAGTCAAACCATCACCAGACAAACCCTGCTCATGCCATTCCAGCCCACGCCGAGCAGAAGCCCGCATGTAAGCCGGTGGAGTCAAATCAACCTGCCGATTCTCAGCACGCTCATCCAACCGGTCAATCAGAGTCAAAGTAGAGAACCGGTGCCCCACAAGAACATCCGTGGAGTTCCATTCCATTTCCCCATCATCGTTCTCAGACTCACGCCAAATACGAATCAGCGCTGCAGGGTCATCCTCGGTCCCGTTGATAGTGAAGTCACTGTCAGGCACATTGATAGACCCATCAGTTACGATCCTTGTGATTTGACCGCGAGCCATCCCACCGCTCGAGTCCCACTCCACAAAGTCACCCACAGAAAGCTCACCAGGTTCAGCACGCCCTTCTGGCCGCGGTTGCCAAGCGTTGCAGTAGAAACCACCCTCAACATACTCATCCCAGCGTTCACACCAGGCACGCCCCTCATCATCGAGGTTGCTTTCGTTGAAAAACCTGCAGTTACCGCAAGCGCGGCCCTCAGGCACATCCTCCGAGGTAGCCGGCCGGTAGTTGTCAGGAAGTTCACGCGCCTCAGATAACTCACCCTCATAGGTGGAGTCCTCAGCCTGTGCAATAGCAAGCGCCTGATCTATAGCACTCTGCTTATCCTCATGACATCCCATGATTTCGCCATCCTCTTTCACCGTTGCCCACCCAGGGCAACCCTCAGCACTATCAGTGATGAAGTAAGGCATTAGTCATTTTTCCTAATGTCTGTCACATGAACAATCAAACCGCTAGGGGTTGAGATAGCCCACAGTTCATCATCCGGTTGCAAAGTCATATAAATTGTGTCCGCGTCATCAATGTGCATTGCCGTTCCAGTGCCCGCTGCAGCAGACCCGCCAGCAACCCAAATATAATTATTCGAGGACTTCGAGGAATTGTGCAGGATGACATCGTGAGGCATGTTGTCTGCGCCCACAATCTGTGTAGCAACCGTGTCGCTCAAAGTAACCTGCCGGTTCATAATCGCCATCACTGCACCTCATCTTTGTAAACAGAATCAGGATCCTCAGGGTCCACCTGAGCAACACCCTGCAACTGCACAGAAGGCAAACCAGTGTGCGACACAGCAGGCAAGCCCACCATCTCCATAGCCTCAGCAGGGCTAAACCCAGCAAACACCAGGTCACGCACCATACCCACCTTCTCACGCTGCGCTTTCACACCAGGCTCAGACAGGTTCACGTTAGCGAGCGGCACCCGCACCTGCGAGGCTGCTTCGCCCTCCTGAGCTGGCAAATCCTCCCAAGAGCGAATGTCATTGATGGTGAGGAACCCAGACTGCAAACCTGTGCTGTAAGCAGCAAATCTAGTCTGTGTGTCAGCGCGTAGAAGCGCGGTCATGTTGAACTTGATGAAAGCCTCAGCACCGCCAGGGTAACGAGACATCAGAGGGCTCATAGCATCCTCAAGCATCGTCACATATGGTCGCAAAGTGTGAGTGACAAACTGGATCATGTTCTGCTCAACACTGCTGTAAGTGTTAGTGCCAGGCAGGTTCAGCATGTGTGAGGGGATGCGCCAGATACGGGCTACATCCTCAACAGCCATCCGGCGTGCCTCGAGAGCCTGTGACTTCTCAGGATCTGCTTGTGTTGCTTTGAATGATGCCCCGCCAGAGAGGATGCCGGTACGACCAGACTTTCTCCAACCCTTGTGCGCGTTATCGAAACTGTTGCGGAGCCCATCAGCTTGCTCCTGAGTGAGTGCACCAGGGTATTCAATAACACCCTGCAAAGTAGTACCAGAGCCAAAGAAGGTGGCCGCGTACATTTCCAAAGCCTTAGCGAGCGACAGATTTTCCTTCATCGCTGCAACCCGTGACACACCACGCACCTTGCCAGGCTTCAACAAGTCAGGGATATAAACGATTTGCTCAGTGGTCAGAGGCTTATCCTCACCCACCACCTCGAACATGAGGCGGCCTTGACCGTTACGCTTCACCTCAACACTGTTAGGATTCAACACCTGCAAGTTCACGACCTCACCACGCCCGTTAGAGAAAACGCGAATGAAAGCGTTACCGTCAAGCAGGAGGCTCACCAGAGCTGTCTTGTAGAAAGTAGCGTGCCCGTTGAAGTCCACATCAGGCTGACCCACCCAAGCTGGTTTAGGTCTGAAAGGTCTACGGTTTCCGTCATCACGGAAAAACACATCTACAGGGAGCGTGCTCACAGTGTCGCTAATTAGAGAAACAGCAGACCACACTGCTGCAATCTGATAAGCGTTCTCCTCAGTGACATTAGTGCCAGCCTGACTGCTGAAAACAATGTCATCACCAGTTTCAAAGATTGTCTGAAAACTGATTGCACGATCTTCCCAAAGTTTATTGAATACCACTTATCGCCCCAAAGCCAATCCGATTAGAACCAAGAACGCGCCTCCCACGATGAGCCCCACAGGGAGACTGAAAAGGGCAGCGCCTGCTGTAATTGCCACAGCGCCGATAACTTGAAAAATGTTAGACATCATCACCTATCCAAAGAATTGTGGCACTGGTTCTAGTTTAGCGCCTGTCAGTGCCCTATCTACAGCTAAGACCATTGCCACAGCAGCATCAATCTTTCTAGGGCTATTCCTAGAGTCTTTCACAATCCGTGGCCCAAGGTTGTCAATCTTTGTGACCGCGTTTCCTAGGTGCCTAGCCAGGATGGGGTTGCCGTCATGGATGAGCCGGTTCTCAGTGACAGCATCAAACACTTT